CTACTGCGCATGCAGCGTAAAGAATAGTTTCAAATTCTGTCCCTAAAATCCAAGGAACAGTTTCTACATTAGCTGTTCCAGTTCCTGAGCCAACACCAGTTGCTTTAAATATAACACCTACTGTATTAGCTGAAGCTCCTATTCCTGTAAAACTTGTATTACCTACAGTAAGAATAGTATAATATTTTCCGACAACAAAAGAACCTGCTGTTGTTGCCGTAGAAGAATAAGTTCCTACTGGATCATCTGCTTTATAATACTTCAGAGTATATTCTCCTGCAGCAGATTGTTTTCCTTCTAAATCAGTCAAAAGGAAATTACCTAACTCTCTGGTATAGGCGTGTTTTATTCTGTTATTATTAAAAGTCTTTGCATCAATTCTGCTAAGAGTAATATCATCGTCTTTATCAGAATCGGTCCAAGTTCCTGAAGCAGCTTCACATAAAGCACGAGTTGTATTAGTTGATGGCTCTACAGAACAAGTTCCGCCTTGAACATATTTTAATTCTATAACTTCTAGCAATCCTTCTGGAATCGTTATACTTGAATTTGTAGCTGCAACTGAGAAACCGTTTAAAGCCTCTAAAGTTGGCACTCTTAATTCATCATATATTTTTGCTTCACCTATAGATACAAAATCATCTATTTGAGCATCTGTTAAATCTGACCTATTCAGCCAGTCAGCTACTCCTGTTCGTAAAGTAACTTGGTCAATAATAGCCATCTAAGTCTCCTAGTGATACATTAAATGAGGATAGTCTCTTTTAATAATTGATTTAACCTTTTTAAAGGCATCTTTGTCTGTTTGGTTGCTATGGACGTTTATGCCATATTTAGACATAAGCTCCAATGAAACCGAATCTGGTATATTACAAAATGGTTTGAATCCATGGGAGAAGCCATTTCTAGAGTTTTCCATTGCTCTCATTTCTTTAGCCCATGCTAAGTGTGAAGACACATCTTGAGTTACTTCTCTAAAGCCATCTTCTTTAGCTTTTGTTACCCTCATAGTATTTGTCAGGTCATATTCAAAGTCTCTAAAATCATCTGCCATTTTAATCTCCTTGTAAAATATAACCCCAGTATTAACCGGGGTTATGATCTAACTATTTCACCTCAATTGTTTTTGCTTTCTTGCTTTCAGGGGTGTTTAATTCCATATCTATTGAAAGGACACCATCCTTAAAGCTTGCATTAAATACTTTGAGATAATCTACTAAAGCCCATTGTCTTGTGAAAGCCCTTTGAGCAATACCTTTATAAACAAAGCCACCGTCTTCTTTATCAGAAGAATTTCCAGAAATAGTTAGAGTGTTGTCTTTTACCTCAACATTCAAATCTGTTTTAGAAAATCCTGCCAATGCTAATTCTAACTGGTACTTGTTGTCTTCAGTCTTCTTTATGTTATATGGTGGATACTTAGGTATTTCAGGTAAACGAGATAGTTCTGATAATTGTTCAAACATATCATCAAAACCAACCGTTAGGTTTAAAAAGGGGTCAAAAGCATCAACCCAATTTTTACTTATTGTTAAATCATTCATTGTTTTCTCCTTTAATTAAGCGAGTTGTTAAAAATGAGATGCTCATTGAGCCATCTCGTTATAAAAACCCCTCCGGTTAAAGAGGGGTTAGGCGCTACTTTTATACAGTAGCGTTGACAATTATACCGTTGCCTTCTGGATTCTTAGCTTCAAAAGTAAGCTCTTGAACCATGTAAGAACGCAAAGCATCTCCAGCTTCGTTTATATCACGGAAGTGAGTTGGACGAAGTGAAGCCATAGCTAGGAACGAGGGATCATATATAAGAATCTCGCTTTCACCTTGGATGTAATTGTGCTTGACTTCAACATCACCAAAATCAGACTCATACAAGTCTATTGATTGGCGAAGCTTTCCTCTCTCATCAATATTACGTCTGACGTTAGTACCTGTGCCAGCGTTAATAAGAGTAGAGAAGGCAACTTTTTGTGTTGTTGACATCATCACAATTGAAGGAGCAGCGGAAGTTGAACCGTTAGTTAAACGTAGTACTTCGTTAATGTCAGCTAGCGTTATTGCAGCAGCTGCACCAGTAGTCCACGTTGGAACGTCTGTTCCGTCACCAGTAGCTTTTGTTAAAGTACCAGCTCCAGCGTTTACACAAGCAGTCTGTGTATAAGACTTGTAAGCGCCAAAAAGCCGTGCTCCAGCTTGGATATTACCTGAAGCAGAAGCAGATGCAGTTTTTACCTGCGAACCTACTAATGTCTTCTCAATGTCACGCTGCATTTCCTTACCACGCTTTTCAGTTTGGTATTTAAATTCAGACTTGCGACCTGCTTTGTCCACTGCCTCAAGAGTACCAGACACATTAATACCTTTGGTAAAAATCTGTGTGATATTTGTAAGACGGGTGATAACAGGTGACGTGCTCACTGCATAATCAGACGCTTCTGCTGCAGCCTGTGTTGCAGGAGTTTGCAGAGTGTCAGTTGACCATTCGTGAGTAGTCGCTGTTGCCTTTGACTTACCAATTGAAGACATGAACGGGGTCATATCCCGAGAGATGTTTGAAATCCAGTTAGCCAAGTCTTCTCTCTGAGACAATTGGTTACTGGTCGTAAAGTTTGTAGCCATTACTATTTTCCTTTGTTACATAGAGTTGTTATCCCCCTAGCGCACGGTCTATTACATTATCAAAAAGAAGTTCTTCATCTCTCGATGATGCTTTCCCTTTTTTAACCCTGCTTCTAGCTTCATCAACTCTATTGGATTTTTTAGTTTTTGCTGAACTTGGCTTCTTAGTTGGAACTCGTTTAACGGGCGTTTTCTTTCTTTTGGCTATCCCTTTATCCGAATTCTCCGATAACCGTCTGTATCCATCAATGGCTTTCACCATTGCCGGATCAGTCATAGTATCAACCATTCTTTCATCTAATCCAATGCTTAAAGCAAATTCCCGATTAGATTTAGCAACACCTTCTGACCAATCTGGAATCAAGTCTTTTACCACTTCATTGAAGTGCTCAACTTGTTTCGTAAATTGTTCTTGATATTGCTGGTTCATGGTTCCTACCATTCCTTGCATAAGATTATCTCTGCTAGCTTTTCTTGAAGTATACTCCTCCTTAGCCTTACCTAACTTATTGTTAAGTTTACTGGCTTGATAGTCGTCTTCTTCAAAAGCTTTATCAACTTGAGATTGAAGATGTTTTAAGACACTTATGTCTTTTGCATCTTCTCGCTGAAGTAACTCTGCATTAACTCTCGCATAGATTTCAGCTTGTTCTCTAGTTGCTTGCAACTCTTTAGCTTGTTCAGCAAGCTCATCCCCTTTCTTTGACTGGCTCTGCTTTGTCTGATAGTTAGCGACAAGTTCTTCCATAGACACTTCAGATTCTTCCCCGTCAATTTTAACGGGAACTCTAAAGTCCATGTCAATCTCGCCTTCATCTTCTGCCTCAGAAGTTTCTTGGGTAGCACCCTCGGGTTCATCCTCATCTTCTTCAGTTTCTTCTGTAACTTCATCCTCAGCTTCATCAACTTCATCAGCGTCCTCGTCAGTGTGTGGATCTTCACCTTCAAGTTCTTCTGTCGCTTCGTCACTTTCTTGGGTAGCTTCATCAGGCTCTAAGCCTAATACTTCATCCGCCAAAGCATCGAAATCGAAATCAGTAACGTCCGACTCATCCGTATGGGTAGCTTCGTTATTTGTTTCTGACATTTTATCTCCTATAAATAAGAGAGTTTATTACAACTCTCTGTCATCAATCATCATAAGGTTTGTAATAAAACCTCTTATTTCTCCTTGCTTTTTGTAGTCGCAAGTAACTTCTCTATACTAGCTTTTGCTTGAAGCATGTTATTAAAATCAAAAGCAGCACCGTGAATACCTCTCCCAGTGCTTATGAGTTTTATAATTGCCTCTATACTTATATTAAGCTTTTCTAAAGCTAATACTAATGTTGCCTTGTCACTCATTCATCATTCTCCCGGCTTTGTTTTTCTTGTTGGACTTTATTGTCCTTTGCGATAATAGCTTTATCTATATTGCTCATTACCGCACCCTGACTTATAGCTAACTTATAGATAAACTCTCTACGCTCTGTTTCATAGTGTTTAGTACTTAACCACTCTTGAAAAAGATTATTGAGTATATCCTCAGTTACCATTGTCATGGTATCCTTTAACTCTGTACACTGGTAGCCTTTGTTCAAGACTCTCTGTGAATCATCATAAGGGGATACCTTTTTTGGTTTTCCATCTGTCCCAATTTTATGGGCAGGATGTCTTTTATAATTTGCCATCAATCATCTCACATGTTATTATATTGATCTATAGATATCTTACTAAAACCTAAATCTAGTAATATACCTAAAGTAATTAATGCAGCCTCTGAACTAACAATAATGTCTTCTTCAGTGGTTTCATTTGATAGTTCTTTAATTCTATCAATAGCCTCTAATATTTCCATTCGGTTGTTGTCCATTCTGCATTCCTTGTTCTTGCATCATCATCTGTTGTTGCATCATTTGCTCTTGTTGAGCCTTTTGTTCAGCCTCTGCTTTCTCATCTTCTTCTGTATCTTGATATAAAGACAAGAAGTCAACAGGAATTTTATTAGGCATTTGTGCTCCTTCTGTTCCTTCTGCCTTAACCTTAAGCTCTGCCCACTCTCTATTTGAATCATCATTCGCTTGAAGAAGTTGACGCTTATTATCAATCTTCTTATTATCAGCTTCAGCTTTGATTAAACTAATATTAGCTTCTTTGGTTGAAAGGTCTAATTGTACAGACGCTTTCTCAGCCATGCGAATCTCTTCTCTATCTTGTTTGTTTTTCTGTTGAGACTCTTGTTGGGCTTGCTGAAACTCTGGTGTCGCTGGATCATTTAAGAATCTAGTAGGATCCATTCCCATGTTTTTCAATATATCCAAAGCTAAATTATATGAAGACATTGGATTTATAAATGCTTCTGATGTTGGGCTTTGTGCCATTTGTGGAAGTAATTGTGTTAGTTGCAACAACTTCTCAGCCAAGGATTGATTGGAATTTTCTCCAATGTTTGCCTGAATATCTAGGTCCATATTTGCTGGCATTGTCTGTAACTCTTGTGGAGATATTGAAGCATATCCTTTATCCGTTTTGTACATACTTGGATTCTTAAGGTTGCTTTTCATTTCTCTTAGTACGCCACGACATAAATCTTTAATACCAGTCTCTACAAACCTACGGGCGATATGTTCTATTCTTATTTGAGCAGCATTCTGTGCTCCCGTCATCTTCTGTTCTGAGTTTCCTGATACATATAATGTATCGTTCAGTCCCATTGCAGTTTTGCTAAGACCTGTAGATTGTTCTTTTTGTAGACCTAAGAATTCCAACATACTTGCCGTACCAGTGCTCATTGGCTCTGGTTGGAGTTGTTGTACCGCTGCTGCAGGGTTTCCATTTGTAGGAATAATTTGTTTTGGTACTGGATTCTGCAAGGCTTGAAAGTCCACCACATTAGGATCAGCTAGTGTTCTACCATAATTGCCAAAGTACACATTCTCTACAAACCCTCTAAGGATTGCTGTAGTTGCTTGTGTCTGTGGGCGAGCCATATCAAGAAGCGATAGTCCATAAAATTCATGTGGTATCTCGATAGGATTAAGTACAGCAATAGGAACATATGCCACATCATCTTCTTCTAGAATTGTATTTCCAGCTTTAATGACATGTTTAAGTTCTGCAATGCCATCGCCATCTCTATCTGTTCTAATCCAGCATTCAATAACAGTAATGCTGATATTGGCTTCGTCTTCATCACTATCATGGCTATCTAGCCAGTTGGTAATTCCAGCAGCATCCTTTCTTGAGAACGCCTCATAAGACCAAGAAGAATCTCTAACAGTTGCTTCTTCACCAATCTCCTCTAAGTCTATATCGAGGTCAGCCCATGTTCGTCTAATATCAGAACGAGTCATGTCTGTAACGATACCAACAAAAGTTGCATCAGTTACTGATGTGGCTGCTCTATTTATAAGAAAAGATTCTGGTGCAATATTATGAAGCTTTACTCCAGACTTGTCTACTTTTCTACGAAGTCTAACATCTACAAAAGAATAATAACTAGTACCATCTGGATTTACAGTTGGCTCAGTAGCGATTTGCAGTTCTCCAATAATCTCTACATTTGGATCGGCAAGTATCTGGTCGAGGGCGCCCTCCTCTATCGTTTCGTATTCTTCGACAACATAATCATATTTTTCTTCCCATCCCCATGTAAGAGCACTATTGCCAAATACAACTGCTGATTTAACCCAAG